GAACGACCAGATGGGTCACCATTAAGGCTGGTAGTGCGGTAGTACAAAGACTTGTTCGTGGGGATGTAGTTCTTACCACCCATGAACCCGACTTCTTGCTCAACACCTAAGACCTCACCAGTCTTCTGGTCAACGTCGAACTTAGAGATGGTCCAAGGCGCACGAGCAGCAATCTTACGGACACCAATACGACCGTCAGTGTACTTAGACCGTTTCTTAGGTGATCTCTCAGTAGGACCAACACGGCGCTTGTAAATGACCTCATTCCAGCTAAAACCATACGACAAGTTGGAGATAGCCTCAGCGATATGGTCATCAAGGGAATGATCCATGTCATCAAAGATACTAAGGACAAATTCTTTCTCAGCCTTAGCTGCATCACTGTCGTTAGCTGGCTTGACCTTAAGTTCTACATCACGAAGAATTTGCTCAACTGCATACATGACAGCACCAATGGTACTATCGTTATCACGCATCTCACGGTATTTACGGATGGCTTTCTTGCCACGAAGCTCTGGTAGGAACTCGTCAGCACGGATTTGACCGTTAGTTGTATTGTCACCTGCTACACCTAATGTAGTCTTGGCGGCTGCTTCCGAGAGTTTCTTGACCATGATAATATGCTTCTATGATTAGCGTGAAAGTCCCTTAGCACTACTATAAGCGAGGGTCAGTTTGGGCTTAGTATATCCGTTGAGTGAGAGGTCTGTAATAGCCCATACAAGGGCATCTAATCTATCTGGGGAGCCAATCGACCCTAATGGTTCCCACGTTCTCATTTGTGTTTCTAATTCGTTAAGTGATGCCCCATCAGGGGGATTAACTACGTGCTTGACTAAGTTACGTTCGTATAAGGCTGAGATAGGTTCAGCACGAGCAAACTTACCACGAGAGGCACGTACAGCCTTATAAGGAACTGTCTCGTCTTCACCATGAATGGTGGTCTTAACCATATCACCACCTTGATTTACCTCAGCGACAATACGATCAGCTTGGTAGTGGTGGTAAAGCTCAATAGCCTTGGCTGCCCAACCCTGTGGTGACAACCTATCAGTATAATCACCTAAGACGTAGGCAACACCATTTACATCAATACCTGCAACGACAATACCTGTCATGTCACTCTCAGCATTAGAGGTAACAGCAGGGTCAAGTGCAACAACAACACGAGCTAAGTCAGGTACTGCATCATGCTTAACTGATGCTTCCTCTAACATAGCTGTAGTCCAAAGTGCGCCTTGAGCTTCCTCTAAGACCTCAGCGTAAAGCTCTTGACGACCCAAGCGTGTACCCTCATACTGATCTTTAACAGCCTTGAGGTATGTACTGGCAAGGTTAGCTGAGTTGTCAAAGGTTGTACCTGTCGTTACGACAGTAGATGGTTCTTTGAGGATTTGTCTAATAAGTTTAGTTGGCTTGGGTGTGGTCGTAACCATAATACGAGGGTGTTTCCCTAGACGCATACAGAACTGTAACATAGACCATGTGTCTACATCCTTGTTCCATGCAGCAGTCTCATCACACCAAGCTAATTCAAACTGTGGACCACGGAGACGCTCAGGTTCCTCAGCAGAGAAGAACTGTACTTGCGCACCATTCTCCCATGTAAGTGTACGTTTAGTAGGGGACCACTCAGGAAAACCCATAGGCTTACCAGCATAAGTCTTGTCACCCTTCCAGCATACCGATAGGAAACCAGATTCACCCTTGACCATAACACGTTCAATATCTGAGTTGGTAGAAGCTACAGCAGCAATGCGTTTAACACCACGCTTTACATTCTCTCGTACCCACTCAACACCTGACCTAGTTTTACCAAAACCACGACCAGCATTGATAAACCATGTATTCCAGTCGTTACCGTCAGGCTCTAACTGATTGTCCCTAGCCCAGAAGTTCCAGTCATGCTTTAGCTCCTCAGTCTTCTGTGGACCTAGTTGCTCAAACAACTGCTTAACTTTGGATGCTGGTAACTCACGTAGAGTATCAGCCGTTATCTTCCTCTGAGGCTTCATTCGGGTCAATTCCTAGTAACGACATGAGTGTGTCGGCTGCACTCTCGTCTAAGTCTGGGTCAACATCTTGTTCAACTTCGTTGACAGTGTGCGTAGGAGACCAACCACCCTTACTACGAAGGAACAACTCTTGTGACTTGAAGTCACCCTCTAAGGCTTGGTCGATAACTTTCCTACCGACAGCACCATTGATCTTAGATCGTTCACTCTCAATAAACGACCCATAAGTCTTGTACATAGTAGATAGAGACTTAGGGGCATAGGGTAAGTGTTGCATGGAGGCAAGCATCTGACGAATAGCAATACCACCTTGGATACACTCCAAGATGTGTTTCTCAACGTGCTTACAATAAGGCAGCTTCTCAGCCATGACTATAGTTCCCTGCCCTAACGGGCTTAGTGTGAGGAAGACGAAGTCTTACGACTTTGTAACGACAAATAAGATATACTTATGTGGGTAGCGCAGATTCTCCCCCATCAAGTTTTCAGCAAGACCTTTTACCCTATAAACTTAAGTTTGGAAGCATACGTCTTGGTTACTTGTAGGGAATGACTTAGAGATTACAACAACTAGGAGTGTAACTTAAGTTTGTACTTATGTTATATACTCTACTAGTTGTACTACTTAGTGGAAATAACTTATGTTATAACTTAAGTAGTCTCTCTCTTATTATACTATAGGGACATTTTTTCGAATTTGTAACACTAAAAATGCAACTTTTTTCTAAGAATCGTATAACGTATTGAAATGTAAGTAAAGAAAGTTTGTGACTAATTGTTGTTTTTCTGGTGTGTGTGACTTTTGTGCAACACATTTGTGGGTAGCTCGTGTTCTAACAGGGTGGGCAAAGTAAATTTTTGTTTTGGATTTGTAGGTGGAAACCGCAGCGCACCGAATCACCTGCGTATAATCTGGAGGGTCCCAAATGTCAACCCCCCAGACTGTTGTATTTATGCCACATAGTCTCCCCAATGGGCGTCCTTGTCAAATTCGCCCTTGTCAACACCTTCCTGAAACAGCTTGTCAATTTGGCTCATGTGCCACCGTATTGAGTATTCACGGGCAAGGGCCATTGCGCCAGCTTTACTATCTGTCAGGCTGTTGGGGAAGTACTCTTTGCCCGCCTTGGTTGTCACGGCCCACTTGCTCTCGTGTTCGATATATCCAGCTTTGTATTTCATTGGTTCGTTCCTCTCTTGCTATACATACACAATAGCATTTGATTCGCCCTAGGTCAACAACAAAATGAACAAATATGTGTTGTATTTATGTCACAATGCACTAGAAAATAACACTTGACACAACTTTTTGCTTGACTAGGGAGGCGATTCGCCTAGCCCCACACCGTTGATTCGAACGGTATTAACATTTGCAAAACCGATACAATCAAAAACAATTGTATACCGTAAAGCATTGCGGCGCTTGTATTTTACCCCATGTTAAAGCGACCATACAAGCCACGCACAAGCTCATGTGTAACAATCGGCCTATGTTGGCTCAAACTCACATTCTGCCGCCAATACTAGCAAGGCGTCCGTCAAAGCTGTTGGCAGGTCGCATGGGTCAAACGATTGCCCCGCTATTGTCACCGTGTGCAATTCTATGTTGTTTACTTCAATATGGTCGCTTCCCCTTACGCCGTAATCGGTCGCAATACCCACGGCCATAAAGTCCAGCGTTATATCGTGGGAGTCGTATGTTGCTATCAATTCCATTATTCAGACTCCAATGTGCTGACGTGGTAGCCACCGATGACAGGCACATAGAACCCGTAGCCGTCACGGTCAAAGTAAGTTGCATCACCGAAAAACCATCCAGCAACGAAGATATAAAAAGCAAGCGTGAGTTTGTTTAACATTGTATTAGTCCTTCGTTTGCGTTGTTGTTGTAATATGTATAAGAGATTCGTTAGCTACGGTCAAGCGTTATATTCTGAAAGATAGCCAACTAGGTTCGGGCCTATTGTATAAGGTGACAAAGATATGATAGCCCATTTATTGCTTGCCGTTGCCCTTGCCTTATACTTTGTCGAGCTTGGGGCATATTGGCGAATCTGGTGCTTTGCTTGCGTCAAGCTATCTGATTCAAAGTAGGTGGCGGTTGAGTTGAACGGTTTGAAAGTATACATTATTCCAAGTCCTTGTGTTGTCGTTTCTGTTGCAATCTTTATTGCCTATATCAAAACGATTCGCAAGCGCAAAATGCAATAAAATTAGATTATTTTGTGGGTTGACAAAGGGTGATTCGTTACGCTATAGAATGGGGGATGCCTATTGAAAAAGTTACCTATGCGTTCAACGCATGACTGCTATGCAAAAATAAATAAAAATAATGCTTGCAATAAGTCGAATCAAATGCTAAAAAGTATGTATAGCAACAAGGAAACGAAAAAATGACTAACGAATCAAACATTGAAAAACTAGCCCGCCTCTACACCGAAGAAGGTTTCACTAAAGAGCAAATGGCCGATGCCGAAGTTGCGAAAGTCGGGCGGTTGATGAAATAATAAGAAAAACTAACAGAGGGCCAATGGCCCTCTTTTCGTCGTTAAACTTAGGGGGTTGACTCGCACTAGGCGAATCAGCTATCCTATAGATTCGTGCTGCGATTATTTCAATCGTTGTAACAATTCGTGATGTCGTTTATCGAAAGATAACTTGACTCTCGAAAGATACCGATTCGTATCGAAAGATAACTTGACACTACCTTTTGACACACTTGCGGAACGAATCAGGAACATCCAATGTGTTATATTGTAACACCCCCCCAGTGGAAATAAGGAATACCCCCCAGTGGAAATTAAGAGTTGACCCCCGCAGTGGAAATGCGTAGGGTGATTCTAGTTTAACCCCGCAGTGGAAATAAGGATAAACTAAAGGAGATGGAGTGATGAAGACTAAAATACACGTTAATCAACACGTCATTAGGTCAAACAGTAAAAACAATGAGGACAAACCTTGCTTGACTGTTAAGACATACAAAGATAATATCTACGCACACACAGTGGAAATTAAGGGACCAAGTAAAGTTATATACAGCCCTGACAAACCACTGTCGTGTGGTGCTAAGGTCTGGATTGAGACAGAAGCAGAAGTGATAACTAACTTAGAAACAGGAGAACCACAATGACAATCACATCAGAAGCTAACAACTATGTCGTTGCTATTGAAATGAAGCACGGTATGCAACCGCTGAACACAGGTAAGACCTACAGCATGGCTGATGCTCTAACACGAGCCAAAGAGCTTAACGATACTTGTGAGGCTGAACTAAAGGCCCTCGGTGGAAATAAATTTGTCGCTTACTCTTTAGTGTTTGACACTATGTGATTTATAATGTAGAGTAAGAATCATACACAAACCCTTGTAAAGACTGGAGAATACTTATGACAAATGTAATGACAAAAGAGCAAGTCAAATGCCTCATCAAAGGTAAAGGCTCAAAGATTGCTACAGTGTCCTTCATTAAGGCTGACGGTAGTGTCCGCACTGTAAACGGTTTGTTCAAACCCACTAGCAAGATGGTAGGTTCAGAACGTGGTATGGCTCAGGGTGCAGCTATGGCAGCACGAGGGCAGGTTGCTATCTGGGAGATTGCTCAAGCCAAATGGAAGAGCTTCTATGCTGATCGTGTTGTTGAGATCAAATGACACACGATGACCCACACGATGATGTAAGCCACTGGTTCGGGAGGCCTAAAACATGACACCATTAATCTGTCTTGCTACAGCTATCTACTTCGAGGCCCGTGGGGAACCTGACATAGGTCAGATGGCTGTAGCACAGGTGGTCGTTAACCGTATGGTCGATGACAGGTATCCTGACACTATCTGTGGTGTCGTATGGGAGCCTAAAGCCTTCTCGTTTACCCACGATGGCAAGCATGATCGTATGACACACCCTGAGAGCCGTTCTAAGGCCCTACAGATAGCCAAGTCTACACTTCGTGGGGATGGCTTGGGGATTACCTCTACGCACTACCACACGACTTCTGTGGACCCCTTCTGGAATGAGCATTATTCGCTTGACGGACTGGTGGGTAATCATTTATTCTACACTAACGACACACCTTACAAGTAGGAGACGGACCAATGTCACCAGCACTAGAACGACAGTTAATTGAGATGGGTGTTATCCCTAGCACCCCCCTAGAGGAAATGGCCAGTGTGTCTAACTCTAGGCAAGACCACCTAATGCGTATGGCTAAGGGGTTCTATGATGACCCCCGTGATGAAAATGGAGAGGTAAACTTTTAGTATGACTGATATTGAAGCAACATATGTAGACCACATGGGCAGTGACTTGTCTGTCGTTAATTCGGCACGAGTGTCCTTTGGTAAGAAGTCTGAGGCATTGGGTCACTCTGCTGTTGGTGATGGTCCTATGATCCCTGTGATGCATGAACGTGACATCAAACTGATTAAGTTTCTGGCAAGGGAGAAACATACATCACCCTTCGGTCATGCCTTTGCGTCATTCCATGTTAAGGCTCCAGTGTTTGTAGCACGTCAACTTGTGAAGCATAAGTTCCTACGGTGGAATGAGATCAGTCGTCGTTATGTGGACAGTGAGCCTGAGCTATACGAACCTGCATGGCGTTCCCGTAGTGCTGACAAGAAGCAAGGCTCAGGGGGTCCGATGGAAATTAGTCAAGACAGTGAGATGTTGTTCCATGCTACCTGTCGTAATGCACTGACCA